TATATGTGTGAATATGTTACAGGTAACGCACATCCAGATGATCGTGATGATTATAAATTTGATATGTCAATGGACATCAAAGATGCGAAAGTATTTTACAGCAGACAAGACGCATGGAATTTTCGCGAGGATGTTGAAAGGGCGCAGACTTGGCAGATAACGCCAATGTCAGCACTCAAAGTGTTTACTAGAAAGTTGAAAAGCAAATGAGTGAAGAACTCTCTAAAGACGAAATCATTAAAGACCTTCGTGCAAGAATCGTTGACTTGGAGCTGAGGAATTATTGGAAGGAGTGGCGCGAAGATATAACTCCTGAGGTATTTAAACACTATGGCTGGAAGGACTTTCGATGAAAGTAGCATTCGACATACACGGTGTTACTGACACGTTCCCGGCGTTTCAAGAAATGATACGCAGATACATGGACGATGATGGTGTAGAAGTACACATTGTCACTGGTGCGACATTTGAACGGACAAAAGAAGAGGTTGGTGACTTGATTGATTTGGACAGGCTCGACGGATTCTTTTCAATCACTGAGCATCTAGAGAGTAGACCAGACATTGAAGTTAAGTGGATCGACGGTCTGCCCTGGGCTGACGAGACAGCATGGAACAATGCAAAAGCAGACTACTGCTATGAGAACAGCATTGATATACTGTTCGATGATAGTCCAATTTATGCAGATACATTTGCAGAGATCAATACGATTTATTGTCAAGTGCATAATCCAGGAAGGAAATCATTCAAGACGAGGCCGAATACGAAATGAATAATATAATGGACATGGTGAAGTGTGTGCGTTGTAGACTTTGGTTTCGTGCGCAGCAGATTGCAACACGATTCTGGCGCGAAACAGACAGAGGTCTATGTGACACTTGCGACAAGGTGGTGCGAAAATGAACATACTAGACACAATAACACCAATGTTAATTGGTGTATTCTTTATACTGATGGCAATTGCACAATCTCGCTTAAGTTCGTTGCGATACAAGAATTCGTATCTTAATTCTACAATTGTTGTCTTCTGTGGCACTTACGGATTTATTGTTTTATATGGTGTTGTGCGAGGAGCAATGACATGAGCTTAATGGATGACGTATTTGATCTCCGCGATCATTTGAAAGACACACCCCAAGCAGAGTTGCTTGATAATATCGAGACTCGTCTTTGGGCATACGAGGAATGGATTGACAAGCACACGCCGCTACTGCAATCAGTAGTTGACTTTAAGAAGATAGTCTCAGAAGGTGATGATGCTGCAATCACAGCGTTGTTAGCAGCAGAGACTATCAGAGAGGAGAAAGAATAATGGACTTTATATGGGGTGCAATATTTATTTACGCAGCGACAAGGTTCTGGCGACATTACAAAAAGCCTTACGAATCTTCACGCGCTGACATACGCATGATGGCAGTTCTCATTATGGTTTATTGTGGTGGGTATGGCGCGTACAATCTCTATCTCGGCTTTGGCGGAGCTCCGTGGGGAGGATTCTAAAATGAAATTCCCACTATACTTCTTCGGAGTTATAATTGTTTTCGCAGGGCCGCCGCTGTTGGGATTGTTTCTCATATGGTGCGGTTGGATGGCAGCAGAATGAATTATCTTATTGGATTTTGGTTTTTGTATGTTGCATGGAGCGACTTTAGAAACATGCTTGATCCTAACAGGCTATCACGCAGGGCTGTACAATTTCAATCAGGAATACTAATGGTATTTGCATTAGTTATCGCATATGCATTTATTTTTCACGGTACACCGGCGCCATGATTTTTTGGCTGGCATTATCATCTGTGACCTTGCTAGTGATCGCAAATTTATTGAATGAGATACTTAGCGAGTTAAAGCTTGCTAAGAGAGACAGGGAAGACGCAAACTCACAAGGAAAGATCAATGACTGAATTTACAATACAAATGTTAGAGTTAAGTGTTGCCGCTAGTGCGGCTGCTATTATTAGCTCTTACGTTACAACGAAAGTGCTTGCATTTAGAACACGCAAGAAACGTCGTGCAAGAGAAAATGCATTGCGCGATATTGCAAGTCACAAATGGGACACAGGCGAACACAACGATGCTGTAGTTATTACGCGCATCGCATTGCGAGGGTTGGAGGGAGAGTGAAGTACGCACTCGTACAAACTACTTACAGCCCACAGAGAGAAATGGTTGTAGAGTTATACTTGATGCCGCTGAATGCAGCGTACCAAACTAATGATTGGCCTCACACGACATTATTGGCAGATGCAATGATCTTTGATACGCTTCGTGAGGCATTAGCATACATAGATGATGAACGCATAGACGCTCATAAAGTCGCAAGGATAGAAGATAAAGATTTGTTTGAAGCAAGGTTGGCAAGGACATGAAGTACGTAATATATTCTAAACATCCAGATGATATTGAATCAGACGCTAAGACTTTAGATAGAACAGTGCCTGTGTACTACAGGTCTACTACTTTCAAAAGTAGTGATTGGGATACGTACGGATCACAGCCTGCATTGACTAATAAATGGACGGTGAAGCTACGAGAAGCAAAGGTATTTGATACGAGGGTAGAAGCGATAGATTTATTTGAAAAGAATATAGAACAGAACGTTGCTATACCTAAATATATTCATATTGTTCAAGTCACTGATAAGCAGTTATTCAAAGCAAGGCTAGCAGCATGAACAACAGTCCTAACATTCCAGTTGAAGATCGCAAGTATGTATTGCGCTTTCCTAAGTCTCGCAGAGCCGCGTTAGCTGGCAGGGATAATTGGAAGTGGTACTATTATACGGGCAAGGAACCGACAGCTAAGATACACAAAGCAAAAACATTTAGTTTAAAATATGCAAAGGCAGCTAAACAATTTGCTCACACGACACACAGGTGTGAAATTAAACGAGTAACACAGAAGATGCTGTTTAAAGCAGCACTAAAAGGAAAATAATGAGTTTTCTACAATGGTACGGAATAGGAATTGTAATCTTACTGATGTTGTTTAGTTGGGAAGCACTCATCACGAACAATACAATAAAGAAAGCGATAGATGAAGTGTATGATGTATTCATACGCAAAGCAGATAAGTTATCGACTAGTGTTCTGCTTATAGTAGCATTGTTCGGTCCTCTCTTGCTTCCAGCGATAGGTTACTTCAAGTTTCGCTCATGGCAAGACAGTCTAGCAGTTGATGAGGATGACAACAGAGTTTATCCGTGGAGTAAAGAATGAGTGAAATAAGCATGTACAGAAAGGTATTGGGCTACATGGGTGGTGACAAGAAACAGCCTATCTATCAGCACATGAAAGGTGCGCTAGTAACTAATGCAGTTATTAGTTGTAGTCAATGCAGAGCGATGATTAGCGGACACAATGGGCCGCGACAGGATGCTTGGTGCATCAAGTGTACAGACGATAAAGTTGTGACTGATGCAGAAGAAAAGGTAGCAGCAAGAAAGAAAGCTACTGCCGATGCATTAGCGAAAAAGAAAGCTGATGCAGAAGAAAAAGCAAAAAAGAAGGCCGAAGACGAAGCAAAATCTGACATAGATTTCACTAAACAATGAACATGTATGCATGGCAAGAGGATGTGCTAAAGAAAGGCTTTAAGCCAGGCGAGCTTAGAGTTATTGCTGTGCAGCGGCAGACAGGCAAAAGTATGATTGCACAACACATGATACGATTCACTAGCTCATGGACAGAATGGAAACCAGAATGGACTTGGAAGACAAGAGTATCGTCTAGGAGCGGCAAGATTATTTGGGGTCGGATCATGGTGCGTACAAGTAAGTACGTTGTCAGTGCTGGTAAGCTAATACAACAGCGCGCCACTCCTGCAGAAGCACTAACGCAACAAAAAGAAGCATTCAAGAGGGCACTAAGTTAATGAACACTCAACGAGCAATTGACGCAATGGACAAGTGGTTGACTGAAAACTACGAAGACACAGCACCTAGAAAGATTCCAGGGTGCTATCGCGCAGCAATGACAGCAATAGAAGCTGGCTCTTATGGAGAAGCAGCACACTTGAGATGGATGATTGGTGAAATGAGAACAATGACAGACACAGAGAAATTGATGCGCTGGATTGGTTTCATGCAAGGTGCGCTCTGGAGTCTCGGGTTTGTTTCAATTGATGAATTTAGAGAAATGAATGGGTAAGCGATTCGAAATCAGCGGCAAGTACTTTCGTGTACGACGCGGCAAACTAGTAGAAATACCTGAGAAGTGGGAAGGTATTGTTGCTCGGCCACAAACTATACGTAAGCGTCAGAGCAAGCTTACCCGCAAGCAAAAGAACGGTGACATAAAGAATAATTGGAACCGAGACTTTGGGTGTGGTAAATACTTGCAGTATAAGAGAGGTGAAGATGTTTTCGGTGATGAATATGAAATGTAAAGAATGTATAGATGAAGGTAAAAAGAGTAAAGTTTTTCCAGGAGGCAGCAGTTGCACATTGATGTACTGCGCGCCGTTCTATGATGAGGATGGAAATTATCATCATCACGACAGCAATACGACTACGACTGACTATTCGTGCAGCAACGGGCATAGGTGGGTAGTTAGCTCACAAGGTCAATGCGGCAGTTGCGATTGGGGTCATTGAACAACAGGAAATAAAGTGGTTGCTATCTAGGTGGTAGCATGTTATAATTATTTTTTAATCAGAGTGATAATCATGGCTAAGATGAAGAAAGAAGAAATCGCAGTTAAGTTTGCAGCATTGAGTGACGTTGCAAAGGCCAAAAACATCGAAAACAAGAACAAACGTTTTCTTCCTATGTCTCATGTTCGGCATCACAAGCTCCAAGAGTTTGGGTTGTACGATTATAAGACTAAACGATACACACTGGGCAGCATCCATTCTGGAAAGGCTCAGACAATCCTCAAAGAAATGCGAGAAATGTTGAACAAGTAATGACCACTCAGCGAGAATTACTTGAGGATGAAGTACACACCGTTAATGAACAGTTGTATGCTTCATACAAACACATCGCAGAGTTGAATAAGCGCATTACTAAGTTAGAAGAAGAAATCAAAGGGACAGTCGATTTAATAGCACAGGCCGATACTGGCGGCGCGTTGCGCAATCACGAAAACAGTCGAATGAGACTGCTCGTTGAAGACGCAAAGGATATGACTGAGAGATATAATCTGTTCAACTATTGGGACTAACTATGTCTGAGCATGATCCTAACGATCCCGTAAAGATTTCATTTACCGTTAAAGATGAAGCGATGGAACCGTGGTTCGATAAGCGAATTGCTGATCTGAAAGAGTATGATGCAGGATTTTATTGTCAGACTAACAGTTGGTTGCACGGAGTACTCTATACACTGACTACGACTCGCCGACACCTAGAACATGAAGACTTCAAGAAATTCATGTTCCAAGTAAAACTCAAGCTCGGTGAGGATGTTAAGATACGATGAAGAAACGTATAGAACGAAAGGTCTATTTCAAACTTCAATTCAGTCTAGGCAAAGTAACTTCCGAAGATGTTGATTGGGTGCGTGAAGCAATGGAAGCATTAGAGACTTGTCCTGCGATAATGAAGTGCTTTCAGAATACTAGCGTATCTGTATTTGATGGTAACGGTTCATGGAATAGACTAGACAATACTAATCCAGATTTTACTGTGTACTATCGTGAGGAATCAGTAGATGCACTTGACAGATTTTTATTCAAGTTGAGACTTCGATTCCCTAACTTTGTTGCTCACACTTCGCAAACACTTCAAGAACACTTTTAAATTCCAGGTACTCCGCCTAGAAGTCCACCTTGCCCGCCTGTGTTTGTATGCTCAGGGCAGGGCTCATACGTCAAGAACCTTCCTACCATCGTTAGCACAGGCTGAGTCAATCGTGTATCATTGATTGGCGGTATAAATGTAAGCAATACGTTAGTCTTCGGCAATGGGATAGTAGGGATACCTGGAATGGCAGGTGCAGCTATGGCTGCTATCGGTCCACACACAGGGCCAGTGGTCCCGCCAGTTCCTACAAACGGCAATGTCTTACCTGCTGATGAACCACTCGAAATAACATGATCGTGCCCTTGCAATCCTTCTAACGACATTGATGTTGATTTTACATCGGCGCCGAACACAACACCTGCTGCCTTGATATTGCCCAGAGTTCCAACACCTGCAGATGCAATGCCTATATTAGTACTACATACTCCAAATTCGCCAGCAGTTGACATTGTGATGCCGCCAGCGGCACCTAATTCAAGTGTACCTGTCGTTGTCATTGTTTGGCCGCCGCCGATAAGTAACCCGTCGTCACCTACAATATTTGTATTGCGATTGCCTGTGATTGTAGTTTCCATATCACCAACAAGAACTGTGGTGGTCATACTACCTAACAAGGATGTCGTTGTAATATCGTTTGCAGCTTCAATAATAATGTCGCCGCCTTCGCCAACTGTCGGAGGACCGACTGCTCCTGTCTCAATAGGTATTCCGGTGTCAGGAATAGGAAGCTTGTCTGCTGCTGCTTTGATGAGAACATTGCGTCCTGCTTCTATGTTAATGTCATTATCTGCACGAAAGTTAATGTCTTTCACTGATCGTATACTCATGCTTTGCGCAGCATAAATATCGAAGTTGCCCGTTGCATCCATCTGAAACCAGCTTGTGCCTGTTTTGTTAATGCCGTACACAAGACCGTTAGTCTCGTCTACTAAAAGTTGTGCCCCACTCTTTGTACGTATACGAATATGCTCACTACCCTCGCCGTCATCCATTACGAACTGTGATCCGCCTAGACGCTTACCCTTTGCATCTTCATGCTTAGGGCCAGGTGTTAACATGCCGTACACTTCTGATGGTGACTCACGACGAGCACCACTAGTAGTTATGCCGCGCACTTGATCGTGAATCAAGCCTTGTGCATTAATGCCTTCTGCAATTGTAGTAACGGCAGGCCGACGAGTATCATCAGTCTTCGCCCCAGGTGAATTCTTATTATACTCAGCAGTTGGTGCATCAGTAGTTGGAAACTGATACGTTTGACCTGCAGGCATGCCAGGTACCATTTGATTCATAAACTGTTGATACAAACAGCCCATCACGACGCCGCGAGTAGGGTCGCCGTTTGCAAACATAATTGTAACTTGGTTGTCTAGATCAGGCGGCACAGCCCAAAAGCCGTAGCTTGTCTGTGTTTGCGAATCTAGTGTTTCATTATTTCCTAACAGCTTAGGACTAGTTGCTCCAGCAAATGGCGATGAATACGATACAGTTAACCAACCAGTAGTATCTTCTTCTTGTGCGCCGAACTCTGGAATCCAAACTTGCATTCGACCCATCTTCTGTATATCTGCATTGCCTTTGACATAGCCGATGTACATACCGTCGTATCGCTTTGATCGACCAACTGTATCATATGCTTTGTCTGTGCGTGATGTACGTGTAAATTTAGCCATCTGTATCTGTCTCTGGTGCAGGTGTTGGACCTGTAGGTGTTAGTTCTGCGTCAAGAACATCACTAAATAAATTCGCAAACGGACTTTCGCCGAATGCTGATGCACTTATATTCAATCCGTTTGCCCCTGTAATCAGATCACCTGCGTTTAGGGCTTCGATAGCTTGGTTAGCAAAATACTCATTAGATTCTGTGTCAATGTCTGATCCAGAAGATTCTGATACACCTAAGTGCGCAAGTAGATTGACGTTACTAACATTAATCTTCGGATCTCTGATTCCATGTAATACTTGTGTGAAGGCTCCGCCAGCAAATGTATGAGTAACTGTACGTATACCGTACACGCCGTTCAATACGTTGTTAGATTTCTTTCCGGCAGGAGTTATGCCTGTCTTCGGATCAAACTCTTTCGGAGTAAATGATCGAAACACCATGTATGTTTGCGCGTTGCTTGCGTTTGCTGTTGTAAAGTTTTGTGCCACTGCTTCACTGTTAGGTGTTTCAGAACTATCACCTGCATCCACGAATCCCCGTTCAGCAAGCATACGATCAAGAGTTGAGCGCGGAACTGAGTTACGATGAATTGGAGGAGGCTCAAGCCAATACGGATCGCCCTTGATGTTTAAATCAATGTTTAGTAGATCACCAGACACAGGACTCTTAGCCTGCTCAAACATCGCACTCAACATTGTTCGTTGTGGTGTTTGCGATCCTTGTGCTATGTCAGCATTGTTATCGCCAGACTTAGCTTCAGTCGTAGATTGCTTGAATATTTCTTCTAGCTTCTCTCCGATTCGAGGATCATCTAAAAATATATCTTGCTCACGTAAGTTATCTTGTGCTGAACTAGTAGATCCTGTGTTCGGCGTGCCGACGCGAGGGAGTTGCGTGCCTGCAACTAAACGATCAACAAGAGTACCTGTGCCAGTCAGCAACGGATTAGCTGTTAATCCAGAAATTCCAGGTAATGATGTATTAATATTATTTGATACTCCAGGTATAACTGGGATTCCTGGGACTACTTCTGGGATAGCAGGTATGCCGGCTTGCACGGTATCAAGTGCGCCTTCTGCATCAGCAATAGCTGTTCCGATAACGTCATCTATCTCAGCTTGTGCTGCATCTAATTCATTTTGTACTTGGTCAGTTACATCTGTTATCGGGCTAAGGAACTCAGATAGTGCGTCTTCAAAGAATGACAGAGGTGCAAAGCCCGCAGGGTTAGCAAGAAAGGAACGCAACTGATTAATCTTGTCAGCAGTCTCAGCAAGTTTTTCTGCTTGCTCAGGTGTTAGTAATGCTTTTGGTTCTGCGGCTGCAGGGTTTGTTGACACACCTGCTTGTAAAGGTAATGCTGCGTACCAGTTGAAATTGAATACTAATTCAAAATCTAGAACTTGATCGTTCAATCCTGTGTAGATATAATTGTATAATTTCTTAACAAGCCCTTTGCGAACTTTTGCTTTATATAGTTCTTCGTCACCCTCTGTTCCATCTTTGTTAGTGACAGTTGTTAGAGTTGACATTTCATATGGGATGATAAGATAACGAAAATTTCGTGCATAATCTGAACGAGTCTCATCATAATCGCCTATCTGTGTATCAGTAATGACACGATACAACGTTTGTACATCAGATTCGTTACCAGATCCTTCTTCCTGAGTAACGTCTTTCTGGAAAAATGTTGTGAGTGATAAGATATTTTCTGCCATGCGATCTACTGAAATACCAGGTTGAAAACTGAACGTCATTTTGCCGTCAACTTCTTCGAATGATCCTGCCCGGGACTTTCGCTCCTCAAGCGAAGGAGGAACAATTTGAGCTTTAGCAATTTCTTCGTCAACATAGAATGTATATGTATCAACAGCTTTATAGTTTGCTGTTGTCTTTTTCTCTTCCTCACGCAGATTCATTTGCTTTTGTAAACCAGTAAAAAATTCGCCAGCAGTAGTCGCATCAACTGAGATTGTTTTCTGTGCATCAGCCGCTTCATTAGTTGTTGCTAAATCACCGTAGATAACAGCGTTCATTGAATACACTGTACCACCTGTGTTAACATCCATTGACATCTTCGTTAAAAGTATAGGCCAAGTCCATACTAGGTCAGCTAGCTCACCGATTGAGCCTGGTTCTTGTTTTTGATCTTCTCCAGATTTTCTACCTTTGAATGATAATTCTAGATAGAACGGAATCTTTGCGAAATTTTTGATGCCTAAGAACTTGGCCGCATTAGAAACTTGATCTAACAGCGTTGCTCCGTAAGGTTCTTTTAGTGTGAAATTAAACTCTGTAGCAGTTCCGACTCCTTTTGTGCGAGAAATGCCAGACACAGTAGTTACTTCTACCTCATCTATGTCCAACACTGTTACTCCACTTTCAGCAATTACGACGCGCTCGTTTTTAGCCTGCGGTCCAAATATGCCTTTACGTATAGCATCATCAGACATCATATACAAACGAAAATGATAAGTTGGAAGATCAAACTTGTCTAAAATGTTGTCTTCAATGTCAGTAGTTATATCTACAGACGAACGCCCAGACGGGACTGTTTGTGCGTTATCATCACTCATGTTAGACTATGTCCTGTATAGACTCAGGGTTCGGCACAAATATTTGAACGCCGGTTTTGAAATCAGCAATCGGATCGACTAGCGTATCCATATTGCGTGTAGCTAAGATCCACCATAAGCGAGGCGACCCAAAGTAATCGTTAGCAAACAAATCAGGTCGTTCGTTATACTTTGCTTCAATAGTAACTAACTCATCATTTGAACTAGGCGGAATAGATCGCTTAGTCATCACATCAAGATAGAAATCCTTGATAGGAGTATTTAGATAAGGGCTAGTTGTTTTGTGTATGCCAGCCATTAGATGAATCCTTTGTTAATTAAGTTGCCGCTCTTGAAATCGTCAAGGCTAAACTTATCGCGCACTTTACGTGGGTTCTGTTGAACCATGAGCATAAGAGTAATAACAACTCTTGTTGGAACATATGTACTGTTATCATTGATTTGAACAACATCGCCGAAAACACTTTGTCCAGATATAAAGCTGTCTTGTGGAGAAAGTGCGCTCGGAAGATTGACTTCCACATAGTCAATTGTATCTTCTAGCAGATAATTATACGTAGTCAGTACGACAGGTACATTGTTGAATTGCTGTCCACCTAGATAATTGAATCTTAATACTGGTGGCGGAGTTCCTGCTACACCCTGTCGTGCTGCTTCTGCACCAAACTCTATCATCGTTGATGCACGAAGAAAACGCAAGACTGCAAGCAAATAGCGTCCTTCCTCATTCGTTTGTGCAGTAAACGTGCCAGTTATCTGTATCTCTGAAGGCATCGAATTCTGAAAGTTGTGTTGTTGATAGTTACTGTGCGTAAAATGCCACTGATTATAGTTTGCTGTTCCGCCAAAGTTTAACTGTGGTGTATATGGAAATAGCATACCTTTTGTAGCATGAAGTGGCTGCAAAAGATTATTACAATCAGTTGGATCACCAAGGATTGTAGTCATTGCTGCTCTAGCGGGTCCTAGTCTTGCTCGTTTATTCGTAGTAAATGTTGACATGTGCAATCTTCCTCTTTGCTGTTATTTATCACCGAAATTATATGCTATGTTAATGTTAGGTATGATAAATAGTACTGTATGTGAGGCATTGACAACGTAAGTCGTTGTATGTTATACTAGATCACATAATAAGAATAAAAGGAGCACTATGGCAGCGCGCAATAAGTATCTTAATAATAAAGAACTGTTAAAAGAAATCCACGAAAGCAAAACTTCATTCAGCGAATTTGATAAGCCAGAATACAATCGTTTCGATGCAATTGTAGAGGAATACAATGACCTATTTGAATATGCTGAAAGAACTGAAGACATTATTGATAAAGTAACTGGCGAAATCACTGGCACTAGAAGTACTGGTGAGTGGTATTATCCAGTTATAGAAGCAGCACAAGAGGCAAAAGCTGCACGAATAGCGGCAGAAGATTATGCAGCAAAGATGGCAGTTTGGGAAGAGGGTCCGAAGAAAGCATCAGACAAGCCTAGACTTGTAGACTGTAAGTTTGATCCCACTACACTAGCAGAGGATGAACTTGTCTATCGCGGAATGACGTTTGAGCATATTCCACTTGAGCCTGGCCGTAAGAAGAATCCTCGAAAAGAATCAGAATACTACGTCAAGCTTAACTTTATCCCCTTCAAGCATTACATGATTACAGATATGGCTAATAAGAAAGCAGTTGAGGTCGGCCGCAGTCACAGCAAAGATGGTGAATTCTGTCAGACACACGGTGCAATGACAGACAAGCTAGCAGTTATGTACATGCTACTAGTGGAACGTTATAGTCAGCGATCTAACTGGCGCGGCTACACATATCTAGATGAAATGAAAGGACAGAGTCTCTTGCAATTATCATCAATGGGATTACAATTCAACGAAGCAAAAAGTAACAACCCGTTCGCGTACTACACACAAGCTCTGACACATAGCTTTACGCGAGTGTTGAACATAGAGAAAAAGAATCAGGACATCAGAGACAAGATACTCGTAAACAAAGGTCTCACTCCTAGCTTCTCTAAGCAAATTGAACATGAGAACAAGCTACGCCAGATGCGTGAGGATGCAGCAAATAACGCTGAAGGTAAAGAATAAAACAAATAAAACTAGTAGTATAGGAGCATATGACTAGCAACTTATTTAAACATGTGGCTGTCTTCACAGACATACACTTTGGGCTGAAACACAATAGTCGTTTACATAACAACGATTGCATACGGTTTCTTGAGTGGTTCATTCAAGAGGCAAAGCAGCGTGGTTGTGAGACATGCATGTTCATGGGCGACTGGAATCATCACCGAGCATCTATTAATGTCTCAACGCTAAACTATAGCATGAGAGCATTCGGAATGTTGAACGAAGCATTCGAAGATGTATATTTCATCGTGGGTAATCACGATCTCTACTACAAAGAGAAGCGCGAAATCAATTCGATTCCTATGGCCGAACTCTATCCCAACATACACTTGATTGATTCAGTAATTAATAACAAGGGTGTTGCTATCATTCCTTGGCTCGTTGGTGATGAGTGGAAGAATGTTGCTAAGATCAAATCGAAGTATATGTTCGGACACTTTGAGCTACCTAAGTTTAAAATGAATGCGCACGTAGAAATGCCCGATCACGGACAGTTGAGCGCAGATGATTTCCAACACCAAGACTACATCTTCTCTGGTCACTTTCATAAGAGACAGAACAAGGGAATCATTCATTACATCGGCAACCCTTTCGGACACAACTACGCAGACACATGGGACTTTGATCGCGGCGCGATGTTCTTAGAGTGGGGCGGCGATCCTGTGTATGTCAATTGGGAACATGGGCCTCGATACATTGCAATGGACTTGAGTGACTTGCTAGAAGACCCCGAGAAACATTTGAATGCGCATACGTATGCCAAAGTTGAACTGGATGTCGATATTTCTTACGAAGAAGCAAACTTCTTACGTGAGACACTCTTTGAGAACTACGACATACGAGAACTCAAACTACTACCTAAGCATGAAGAAACTGATTCAGACATACTGCTTGGTGACATCAAATTTGAAACAGTAGATCAAATTGTTACAGAAAGCATACAGACCATGGACTCAACTACATTCAAAGTCGATGTACTAACACAAATTTATAACGATCTATGATAACAATTAAGAACATAGCGATCAAGAACTTTATGAGTGTCGGCAATGTCACACAGAGTATCAACTTTGTAGACAAAGACCTCGTACTTGTGTTGGGTGAGAACTTAGACATGGGCGGCAATGACTCGCGTAACGGTGTGGGCAAGAGTACAATAGTTAACGCATTGTCGTATGCACTATACGGATCAGCACTAACTAATATTCGCAAAGATAACCTTATCAATAAGACTAATGCGAAGAACATGGTGGTGACTCTAGAGTTTGAACTAGACGGAGTAGAGTACTTAGTCGAACGTGGACGCAGGCCTAACAAGTTTTCGTTTATGGTAGCAGGATTAAATTCAGATGTTGATGATGCGGATGAAGCACAGGGCGACAGTCGCGTAACACAACAACAACTAGAGCGTGAACTTGGCCTCAGCCATAACATGTTCAAAAACATCGTAGCACTCAATACATACAGCGAGCCGTTTCTTGCTATGAAAGCAGCAGACCAGCGTGAACTTATTGAACAGCTACTTGGCATCACTAAACTTAGTGAGAAGGCAGAAGTGCTAAAGGAGAGACTCAAAGATACTAAAGATGCTATAAAAGAAGAGGAATTTAGAATAGATGCAGTCAAAGGAACGAACAAGCGCATTGAAAACAATATTGAAAGCTTACGTATCAAGAAGGCAGCGTGGGACACGAATCAGACAAAACTTATTGATGACACTCAAGCAGCCATCGGAGTCCTCGAAGGAATTGACATCGACGCCGAAATTGAGAACCACAAAGTTTTGGCAGTCATTAAGGATACTCAGGCAGAAAAAGACAAAGTAGATCATACTTGCAAGACAAAGAAGACACAACTAACTGAAGGCACTCGTCGCTTACAAAAAGCATACGATGACTTAGTTGTGCTTGAAGGTCAAGCTTGTCACACATGCGGACAAGACTTACATGATGATGCGCATGAGACACTTCAGGCAGAAGTAGTTGTGCGTATAGATAAGTACGAAGGTGAGACTGCAAAACTCACAACAGATGTTGCTAAGTTAGAAGATGAGACTGCTAAGTTAATCATTGATGATAGTCCAGAGACTTTCTATGATGACTTTGAGGCAGCACACGATCATCGCGCAAGCCTAGAGACTTTGCAGACTACGCTTGAGGTTGAATCAGCAAGAGAAAATTACTTTGTAGAACAAATTGAATCACTTGAGAAGACTGGCATACAAGCAATTGACTACACAGGCATGAATGAACTAACAGTTTTGCGCGATCATCAAGATTTCCTATTGAAGCTGTTGACTAGTAAGGACAGTTTCATTCGTCGCAAGATTATCAATCAGAATCTAACATACTTGAACGCACGACTAGAGCATTACTTAGACCTAACAGGATTGCCGCACAAGGTCAAGTTTCAGTCTGATCTTAATGTAGAGATACGAGAGCATGGACGAGACTTAGACTTCGATAACTTGAGTCGTGGTGAGCGTACACGTTTGATCTTGGGACTTAGCTGGTCATTCAGAGATGTATACGAAAGTCTGAATACAGCTATCAATCTACTATTCATTGACGAATTAATTGACAATGGGCTAGATCCTGCAGGCGTAGAGAGTAGTCTCGCAGTATTGAAACACATGACTCGCGAATCAGGTCGTAACATATTCTTGATTAGTCACAAAGACGAGTTAGTAGGACGAGTCGGATCAGTACTCAAAGTCGTTAAAGAAGGTGGCTTCACAGCATTTGAAAATGACGCGGAGATTAACTAATGAAGAAACGAACCTCACCTAAGAATCTACGCAAGCCAAGAATTATCTCTGGTGGATGGGCATTCTCTGGCGCAGTTACATTGGGCACTATAACTGATGAGTCCGGAATGTATTTCCAGACTGACACAACTAGTGTCACGTTCCCCTCAGGAACATTTTCTGGATTTCAAGTCGGTGACGTAATAACTATAACAGGTGGACAAGAGGCTAAAAAGAAAAAGAAAGTTCATGTTGCTCGGCGCCGCAAACAGAATAAAGAAACAACACATACAATTACTGATGTAAGGAGTACTACTATGACTATAGCAGTAAATGATTTAGTAACAGCAACAAAGATTTCAGAAACAGGTTGGTCAATACACTCTACAACAGGAACAATTACATTCTGATGTGTGGAGTAGTTGGCATCTTTGGACATACGCCCGTAGCGCAACCGTTATACGACGCGCTGACTATGCTACAGCATAGAGGACAAGATGCTGCAGGCATCGTAACGTGTAATGGAGAAGGCTTGCACACTCGCAAAGGTCGAGGCATGGTACGCGATGTATTTCACACGCGACACATGCGTAGGCTTAAAGGCAACGCAGGCATAGGTCACGTTCGCTATCCGACCGCAGGTGCGAAGAAAGCAGGAGAGTCACAACCCTTCTATGTCAACAGTCCTTACGGAATATGTCTAGCACACAATGGCAATCTAGTTAACTATGACGATCTATCAGACATGCTAGCAAGCACTGATCTTCGTCACCTCAACAGCAAGAGTGATAGTGAAGTTCTATTGAATGTCTTTGCACATGAATTGCAGAAGATCGGGCAGCACGGAGTAATGGCTGATCGTATATTCGATGCGGTAACACAACTACACAAGCGAGTCAGTGGTGGCTATGCAGTTGTCTCATTGATAGCGAACAATGGGCTTGTTGCTTTTCGTGATCCGAATGGAATTCGTCCTCTTGTGTTAGGCAAGCGTGATGGCACAAGCGGAACTGAATACATGATAGCAAGCGAGAGTGTTGCGCTTGATGCATTAGACTTTGAACGTGTACGAGATATTACCCCAGGCGAAGCAATCTACATTGACAACAAAGGACGATTACATTCTCAAGTGTGTACTAACAAATCAGTATGGTCACCTTGCATCTTTGAGTATGTATATCTTGCAAGACCTGATAGTATGATCGACGGCATATCAGTCTACAAGGCTAGACTACGAATGGGCGAGAAACTAGCAGAGAAGATCATACGTGAGAATAAGCATCTCGACATAGATGTTGTCATTCCTATTCCTGATACAAGTCGAACACCTGCTGTGCAAGTAGCACATGGGCTAGGTGTTAAGTTCAGGGAAGGCTTCATCAAAAACAGATACATACCTCGCACGTTTATCATGCCAGGTCAAGCGATGCGAGAGAAGTCAGTCAAGCAAAAGCTAAACGCAATTGATTTAGAATTTAAAGACAAGAATGTATTACTCGTTGACGATAGCATTGTGCGTGGCACAACGTCGCGAGAGATTATAAAAATGGCGCGCAGGGCAGGTGCGAAGAAAGTTTATTTCGCGTCTGCTGCTCCCCCTGTGCGCTATCCTAATGTATACGGAATCAATATGCCTACATCAAAAGAGTTGATAGCATCTGGTTGCGAGGAGAAGGACGTAGAAGCATTGATCGGTGCTGATTGGCTTGTGTACCAAGACCTAGACGCACTTACGGAGTCAGTTGTGTATGAAGAAAGCATTGTACGCACCTTTGACACCTCATGCTTCTCTGGTCAGTATGTTACAGGTGATGTGACACCTGAGTATTTGAAGAAGTTAGCGGAGTCTGGTAGTGGTTGACAAGAAGACTAAGTTTGTGTTATCATTACAGGGTAAAGAATACGCTGGGCATTTAGATCACTGGTCTGTTGATAGAGGAGACCTAGCAGGATTAGTTTGTGGAGAGTATCAGTTGACCGCCCGCTGTAGACATTACGAAATTATAAACAACGAGTATGCAATATCTGAACACGCATATGTTACACTCGGACAGCAATGTACCCATCAAGAAATAGTAGAAATGTATACTGCAATAGGAACATAATGGCTAAGAAAGTAAACGGAAAACAGAAAGGCAACAGATTTGAGAGAGACATAGCTAATATGTTCTCTGAACGCTTTGCTGAGTACACAGGAATAGAACAAAGCTTCCGACGAAACCCTGATAGTGGTAGCTTTTTCGGAGGCAAGAACGTAGCTCGCGCAGAAACACATGACACTGATTGGGCAGTCTATGGCGATCTGATTTGTCCGAAAGCATTTCGATTCGTTGTCGAGTGTAAGAACTATAAGAAGCCGCCTACATTCAAATCTCTAATAGAAGATAATGTTTCTGAATGGGACGGTTGGCTTGAGCAAGTGCGCGCAGACGCAAGAGCATGTGGAAAGTATCCGATGCTCATTATCAAATACAATAACGTACCAACATTTGTGTTGTTGAATTGGTCTGATCTTGACCGAGAATACGTAATTGAATACGGTGGGGCAAAGGTATTTCCGATTGCTAAAGTACTTGAGGAAGACGATCCATTCTTCTTTGACACTACAGCATAAATTTGCTATATATAAGTATAAACAAAAACAAATCATCATAGTAAGTAACATCAAGGCGAACATCATGGAACACACTAGACAGTACAACCTACATACTAGCCTTGTCGGAGAGACCCTCCTTCCTTGAGTGCGCGCTCGCGCATAGATACTGGAACGCTAGACAATTAAATAACGATGATGCTCTGAGAAACAGTCAACATCAGCTTGTGCAGCCTTAGATAAGTTGTATGGGTCGCGGAATTCTACAGTAACGAGTAGACGGTTCAATTAAGTGGTCAATGATTCCCGCCACGCATTCAGTTTTGATCTAATGGCGACGCTAAACTATCAAGCGTTAGCTGTGGGACTGCTTGCGTAAGCGGTTCTATGGCTTTACTAACCATCAATATAGAAAAGCTTAATCCAGAAGAAAAACTAGACAAGAGTTTTAGAACGAAGTGAAACGGAGTGAGAAAACTTGAAGTCTTCGAAGCTTTAGCTTCGGCTTAAGTTACTTCTTCTTTAGAGACTGTGCTGCTAAGTGTGCAGCTTCTAGTAGTTCGCTGTCTTCCCCTAAGTGTTCTTCTAAGTTCTCTAGGAAAGACTTCATGCTTATCATCTTGCCTGTGCCAGAACATAAAGGACAAGTATAAAAGCCGCCAATTGGTCGCATGGCATCAGGAAGGCCAAGCGTTGGAGAATCAACGTGACATTGGCCGCTGCCTTGACAGCGACAGCATGTATCATATTCATTTGACATGATCTTCTGGTGGAGTAATCACATTTCCAATTGATAATACACGACGCACAATGCAAGCATCTTCTAGTAGGTCTAGTCGTGCAAGGAAGCACTTAGTTGAGTATCCTGTTACGTCATGTGTTTCAAACGTCAAAGGATCCATTACGGAAGACGTTGTTAGTTCAGGTGATACTTCTCTGTAATGTAATTTAAAAGACTTAGTTGTTTCAGTAACATCTGAAGCAAGATCAATTGTCACGTTATCGTGATGCATTTTAATCTCATTGAGAATTCCTTGCGGAACTTCTGTCAATACGCTTTGGTCAAGATTTGTCATTTTATTTCCCCCATGGTCTGCGATTATATATGCGTAGGACACGCTTGATCCAATCTTCTGGATACTGATCTACTACATCAGCAGTCATACATAGGCGTACAGCTACAATAGTAGGGCCGACTGTATCAACAGAAATAACGCCTGCGAACTTTTGGAAGTGCATTGTAGCCATAGCTGAGATACGTAGTTCAATGTCACCGCGTAGATTATCATTGAGGACTTTCTTGCCGTCTTCGATATGATGATGTGCAGCCCACTTAATAGCACCTTTCATAACAACTACGTCTGTAGTCAATGCTTCGCCATATAGTTCGCCAGTATAGATTACACCTGATCGTGAGTCGCCACTTTCAACTGTGAACTCTTGCAGTGGATACGTTAAGTTGCCTAGTGCAAACGGCGCCCATTTAATACTTTGAAAGTCAAGCAATCGTGATGTACTGTAAACCCAATTGTACTTCGGGTACAGTTCATATGCTACTTCGTCGTTAAGCGGAATGTCTACGTTTGTTTCAACGTCCGCAAATATTGTGTCTTTTGTGTCTATTCCTAAGAATGTCATGTGTGTTTACCTCTTACATTGATTTCTTGCCAGTCTGTGCTTCTTCTCTTTCTTTGTATATCTTGTTAATGTATGTTATCATCTTATTTCGCTGCCTAGGACTCATTCCCCAAGCTTCGTTCCATGTAACGCCTTTCATGTGATAGCAAAGTTCAATACATCCCTGCTCAATAGCATCCATATCTTTCCGAAGCTGTTGTAAATGGTCCCTGATCTCCTCGGGTTCTGCTAGTGATAGAAACCTTATAAAAAATTTACAGGATTAAATTCAATCGGCGCTTCCCATTTATGTCCACAGGTTGTGCAAACAGCATCTAGTGTTTTTGCTATACCTATCTTATTAATATCGCTGATCTTACTATCTATGAGATCAACTGTAGACTTGTCTATGTTCTTAATAAAATCTGAAATCTGTTTCTTATTAGTGACTGTCTGTATTTCATCTTCTGCGTCTGTAAACACAATCTTGTCAATTGCCGCTTCAATTACTTCAAAATTCAATTTTGTTAGTGCTTTGAATACTTGAGCCAATAATGTCATTTGCGTTTCATCAGTTAACGAAGGATTAGTCATTGCTCTCTGTATTTTAGCATTCTCAAACGCTGCTTTATTTTGACGAGTTGTTGTGTCAAATGATCCTGGTTTGAGATATACTGTCAAATTGTTAGGTAGTACTACTTCGTATGTTTCGTCAAGTGTTTCTGTGTCATTGAGTAGCATTTCGAGATTCAAAGCGAATTCGTTTTTAGCTTTACATTCCACATTAGGACATTCTAGTTCCATAGAAGCTTCATCACCATACGATGCTTCTCTAATTGCAATCATTAGTGCATCAATATCACAAGCTAATAGTTTTTTGGGTTTCTTGATGCCGCTAACACAACTAGTAATTACGTCTACAATTGCCTTTCCAGATAGTAATGCATCTGGATTCTTAAGAGTAATCTCATCTGCGGCAGTCATAGCCATAACTGCAAGTTCACCATTGTCTAGAAACTCAACAACATCATCGTCGTAATAGTGTCCCCTAGACGGTAGTTGTATGAAAGCTGTCTCCTTGCGATAAAACTGCTGTAGTGGATTTGCTTTTGTGTTCATCTAAAAACCCCTTATAATACTGTGATAAATAAGAGTATAGAAATACTCTAATTATATCAGTATTTATCTATAAAATTGTGAGGGGTTTTAAAGCGTGGCTGACATTGGTAGTGAAGTCGAAGTAACTGGAAGTATTTACGGGCCGTGGGCATCTGAGAAGACGCTCGCTGATCTCCTTGACACTATAAAAGACCTTGTCGGCACAAGTGAAGAACAAAAGAAGTTACTTCAGCGCCAAGCCACAGAGATGAAGAATACTGGTAAAGTATCTTCTGGTGGTGCAGCAGGCAGCCCCAAGGGAGCAAAAGAAGTTCAGTCTGCTACCAAGATAATGACTACTGGCCTCAAAGAATCAGGTCAATCAGCATTAGAATCGGCAGCAGGATTCGATGAGCTTAACAGTGGACCACTAAAATCATTCGGCAAGTCACTTAAGAACGCATCTCCTGCATTTAAAGGAATGCTCGTCGGCGTTGGTCTAGTTGCTGGAGCTATAGGTAAGTACATCAAGTCAGTCAACCAGAGTGTTACTGTCTTGCGCGGCCTAGCAGACTCAGGTGTTGGATTCTCAGGTAGCTTCGTAGAAGTATCAGGCGCACTAGCTACTACAGGTCTAACACTTGAACACTTCGGTGAGATGGCAGATAAGTATGCTAGAGTCATGGGTCAAAATGGTCTTCAAGGTCTGCTTAATCTTACTACTGCAACAGAAGACGCTGCAGGCGGCTTCTCTCGATTCGGACTAACAACGGCAGAAGCAACAGAGTACGCAGCAGAATATCTCGATCAACAGAGAATGGCAGGTGTATTTGGCAAGGCAAATGACGCTAATCAAGCAGCAGCATTACAGAAAAACATTGAACGCTTGACATCTTACTCAAAAGTACTGAATGTCTCACGTAAAGACTTACAAGATGCTTCAAGAGAAATGTTGAGTAATGCTGATCTACAAGCAGAATTGTTTAGCATGGCTCCGAAAGAACGAGCAGCAGCACAAGCAGCCTTCACAGAAACAGCACAATCGTTTGCTGCAATGGGTCCTGCGGGGCTTGAAATGGGCAAGCTATTTACCGACATCGCTGCATCTCCTGTAGCAGAAGCGTCAGATGGATTTCAACAGCTAGCTAATGCAGGTCTCGGTGATCTAGCAGCACGCATGGTTAAGCTTGCAGAAGCTAACAAAGCAGGCGAAGGCGCATCAGTCGAACAGCTAATGGCAATGGCTAATCTTACACAAGCAGAAAAAGACCAACTAGCTGCGTTACGTCTAGCTGGTGGTGAGATTAAGAATACAGCCGTAATGGTTTCATCGTTCGGCCAAGCACAAGCAGAAGCAGTCGTGTCAATGGAAGAACATCGCAAGAAGGCAAAAGAACAAGGTAAGTCTATGGAAGAATACATGAAAACCGTAGATGACAATGCAGCAGCACAAGCACACCTACAAGATGAACTATCGAAGTTTGAAGCTACTGCTGAGTACGGTATGGTCAAAGCATTCTCTACACTCTTAGGCGGCAAAGGCACAGAAGCAGTTAATATGGCTGCGGATGCGCTAGGAGTATTGAATGACAAAGCACGTACATTCATCGACGGCCCTATGGTTGATGGCATTGAAGCATTCAAAGACAAAGCTATGGAAATTTGGGGCGTATTGAAAGAAATCTTTGCTGACTTAGGTGAAGTAATAAAACCGATAATTGGATTCTTTAGACGAGCAGGTGAAGTTATCAATGATATGATTCAAGGTATAATGCTGGGGTGGGATAGTTTAGCTGCATGGATTAAAGATGTAACTGGTGGAATAGTAGATTTAACTGGTGGCGGCGGCGAGGTTACAGAACCTACGATGGCTACTGTTAAAGGCGCAACTCATATGACAGATGAAGGCCAGCGCAACAGGTTTGCAAGATCACAACTAGCAGCAGGCGAAGCAACAGGCGCAGATGATGATGTTATGGTCGCGCTAAGAGAAATCATTGCCAACACATCTGAAGGTGCTAGACAAACGAAGAAAGTCGCAAATGCTACAAAGGGCGGAGCTCTCAGCGAAACATAACCAAACATGTCAGGAAAAACTCTTAGTTGTTGATAAATACTGATAACAATAACTAGGTAAAAACACATGGCTTGGACAAAATTCTTTAAACCTGTAAATTCAGTGCTTCCACAACAATCGTCACCGAGTGCTAATCACGGTGGCGCGACAGCACTCAACAAATTCTCTAGTTGGCTTCCTGAATTCTATCAAGGTCCTCCTAATAGGCTTATGCGTTATATGCAGTATGAGCAGATGGATCTCGACCATGAAGTGGCCGCAGCCTTAGATACTCTCGCAGATTTCTCGACAGCAATCAACGTAACAACACAAACACCGTTTGATATTAAGTACACGAAAGACGCAAGCACATCAGAGAAAGAAATTCTCGTTGCAGCACTACGACAGTGGTCTAATCTAAATGAATTTCAGAAGCGCGCATGGCGCTTGTTTCGTTCTACACTCATGTACGGAGATCAGTTCCTGATTCGTGATCCAGAGACATTCAAACTTCACTGGGTCGATCCGTCAACTGTAGAGAAAGTACTAGTCAATGAGTCTGAAGGCAAAGCAATCGAAGCGTACTACATTCGCGAACTTGACTTGAATCTTCAATCATTGACAGCAACAAATACATTTAAGAAGACAGAGATGGGCTACAATGCTCAAGATACTATCTTCCCTAACGCTCCGTACACTGGGCAAGCTAACTACAGTACAGGATCTGCATCAGGCATGATTAGTACTTCAGGTTCGCAGTACTCAAACGCAGAAGCATTCCCCGTTGACGGACAGCACGTTGTACAGCTAAGTATGACAGAAGGCATGAATAGCTCATGGCCTTTCGGTATCAGTATTCTTGAAACGATCTTCAAAGTATACAAGCAGAAAGAACTACTTGAAGATAGTATTCTAATCTATCGTGTTCACCGTGCACCAGAGCGTCGTATATTCTATATTGACGTAGGTACGATGCCACCTAACAAAGCAGCACAGTATCTAGAGCGCATTCGCTATGAAGTACAGCAGAAGCGTATTCCATCACGAACAGGCGGTGGCGAGAGTATTACTGACTCAGCTTACAATCCAATGTCAATGCTTGAAGATTACTTCTTTGCTGCCACAGCAGATGGTCGTGGTTCTAAAGTAGAGACACTCCCAGGTGGTGATAACTTGGGTGAGATTGATGATCTTAAATACTTCAACAACAAGATGCTACGTGGTCTTGGCGTACCTAGCAGTTATCTGCCGACAGGCCCAGACGATGGTAGTTCAGCATACAACGATGGTCGAGTAGGCACAGCATTCATTCAAGAATTCAGGTTCTCGAAAGTATGTCAACGTCATCAACGACAGATCGTACCGACACTCGATCAAGAGTTCAAGCTATTCTTGAAGCACAGAGGCTTTACGATTGATAGCAGTATCTTTGAGCTAGAGCTAGAAGAACCACAGAACTTCTCAGAGTATCGTCAAATTGAAATTGACGCAGCATACGCTAACTTGTTTGCACAGATGAAAGACGTTCCTTACATGAGTAAGCGATGGGCAATGAAGCGTTACTTAGGCTTGAATGAAACTGAAATCGCAGAGAACGAGAAGATGTGGCGTCAAGAACAAGCAGTTCCACATGCAACTGAAGACTCAGGTGCGGTAGCTGATCTACGTAGTGTAGGTGTCGGCGGTGGAGACTTCGGAGACTTCGAAGGTGAAGAAGGTGAAGAGGACATGGGCGATGAAGACATAGGTGACGGCGAGGATCTAGCTGGAGGAGAGATTGATCTTGAAGCTGGCGGAGATGAAATATAATGACACAGACATGTACAAACTCAGAAGACCAACGAGAACAACTACTTGAAGACATGAAACAACAGATGCAAATGATTGAAGAAAATATGAAACCAACAAAACGATGGTGGCATTATCTAGGCATCAAACCAGTTAAACCGAAGTTCATGTTTGAGATCGAAGGACGACCAACATTCACAGAGCAACAACTAGCTGAACGCCGCGCATTCCTTGATGGATATTGCGCAGGGCGACAAGATGGCGACGCCGGCCCAGCTTACAAACTATGGCGCAAAATGAGAGACTACGAAGAATGAATCAGACATACTTAAAATACGGATTAATCGGAGCACTAGTATTATATGCTCTATCAGTACTAGCAGGCTTTGCAGGCAACGTACTCATATCACTTGTTGTAATTGCAGCACTAGGTGCAGCAGTCGGCGACAAGCTTGCGAAAGTAAAATTGTGTGACGCACACATCTACAAGAATAAAGAAGATGGCTCACTATTGTACTGTGATAGCAAGCAAGCTAGTCATGCAAACCATGACTATCTTGGCACATCAAAGGTTGACTGTGCGAACGTAAATCGTTGTAGCCTATCATAATAGATAAATACTACTATGACTGACGAAATCACAGAGAGCATCGAAGAAACATATAAGCGTATCATCAACGAGAACTACGATCCAGCAGATGATAAGATGAATCAAGCCTCTATGAGCGATACTCGGAGGCCGAGATTAACCTTGAGACATCTCAACAAACTTCGCAAAATTCAAGAACTCAAGGCGTTAGAAGCTGGCGCGCATGATGATTTTGTCAAGACCATGTATGGAACACCAGAAGAAGGCGCAGAGCCAGAATTCTAAACATAGTATTTTAATCGTCGCAACGACAAGCTAAATACAAAAAAACGCGCTTTTTGGCCCCTTTAAGCGCGTATTCATCACATTCTTTTAAATATGTATTGTAACACTTACGGGTGGCGCAATGCTGCCTTTGTGTTGCATTATCTAACATAAAAGGAGAGACAGATGTCCCATCGTGAAAAACTAGAGCAAGTTCTCGAACTGCTCATTAATGAAGAAACCGATGCCGCATCCGAACTACTACATACCGTCATTGTTGAAAAGGCTCGTACTATGTATGAAGACCTAGTAGACGAAGATTTTGGTGGCGATGAGAAGGAAGACTTTGCAGCAGATATTGAAGCTGATAAGGATGAAATCGAATCTGACGAAATTTTTGATGGTGAAGAAGGTGAGGAAGGCGAAGAAGAATTTGGCGAAGAGCCAGCAGAAGAAGAAGAAGTTGAAGACCGCTTAGAAGACGTTGAAGCACAGCTAGCAGAGCTAACAGCACAGTTTGACCAGATTGTTAATGGTGAAGAGGGTGTTGAAGGCGAAGAAGGCTTTGCAGTAGACGGCGAAGAAGAATTTGGCGGTGAAGAAGGCTTTGGTGATGTAGAGCTAGGTGGCGAAGAAGAATATGCTGAAGAAAGCATGTACGAAGAAGTCATTGACGAGCTAGACGAAGCTACTAAGCTACAGGATACTGTTGCTGACACAGGCCAAGGCCAAGAAGGTAAGTACTCAGGAACAGGCAAGAACTCTAAAATCGGTGCAACCGGCAAAGAGAGCATGTTCACAAAAGCTCCTTCGAAAGCAGATCACGGCGGCAAGCCAGTAGTAAAGAAAGGTGCTGACGAAGCTACTAAGAAAGTAGGCGAAGGCGAAGATAACACTCCTACATCAAACATTGACGTTAAGACAGGCGAGAAGAAGTCTGCTGACGTAAGTGCAAAAGATGACAAAGGAGCAAAATCACCACTAGGTAGCTCAGGCTCACCTAAGGGTAACTAAGAAGAATGTCAAACAAGCTATATGAATTTATGTCGTTCGACAAAGCTCACATTGAGTTAGTCGAAGCTGCAGGTGGCAAGGACCTTTATATGAAGGGAATTTTCATCCAAGGTGATGTAAAAAATCAGAACCAGCGCGTCTATCCTCTTACTGAAATCAATCATGCTGTTCATCAGATTAATGAGAGAATTCAAGGCGGAGAGACTGTGCTGGGCGAGCTTGACCATCCAGAAGAACTTTCTATTAACTTAGATCGTGTAAGCCATATCATTGAAGATATGTCAATGGTTGGTAAAGATGGTCATGGGAGTCTGAAAATTATCCCTACACCGACTGGACAAATTGTGAGAACATTGCTTGAAAGCGGCGCAAAACTTGGCGTTAGCTCACGTGGATCAGGTAACGTAGGTAATGATGGAGCAGTAAGCGAATTTGAGATCATAACGGTCGATATAGTCGCGCAACCATCAGCACCAGATGCGTTTCCAAGAACGATTTATGAGAGTCTATTTAATATGCGCGGCGGCCAAACGATGTATAACCTTGCAGCAGACGCAACACACGATAAAGTAGCAGAACGGTATCTTGCAAAAGATATTGCCAAGTTCATTAAAGATTTAAAGATATAAGGAGAACGACACATGACAAAGTTCGCAGATATCCTAGCTGAAGGCACTAACCTCTCTGAGGAAGCGCGGGATGCTATTCAGGTAGCTTGGGACACTAAGCTAGTTGAAGCAAAGGAAGAACTAACGTCTGAACTTCGTGAAGAATTCGCCCAGAAATTCGAGCATGATAAAACTATTATGATCGAGTCTATGGATAAATTTCTAAACGATAAAGTACAGACTGAGATTGTTGAATTCGCTGAGGACAAGAAAGCACTAGCAGAAGATAGAGTTAAGTACCGCGCACGACTAGCAGAACACGTAAAAGTATTGGAGCGTTTCATCACAGAAACACTAGCTACAGAAGTAAAAGAGCTCCGTTCTGAGCGTACTGCACAAGCAGGCAACGTACACAAACTAGAAGAATTCGTACTGAAGCAACTAGCTACAGAAGTTAAAGAATTCCACGGTGATAAAGTAGCTCTAGCAGAACAACGTGTTAAACTTGTACGCGAAGGCAAGCAAGAACTAGTAGAAACAAAGCGTAAATTTGTTACTAAGGCTGCTCAAGTAATTGAGAAGAACATTAACGAAACGCTTAAGAAAGAGATCGGTTCTTTCCGTACTGACATTAAGGCAGCACGCGAGAACGATTTTGGTCGCAGAATGTTTGATACGTTCGTCGGTGAGTTTATGACATCACACTTGAATGAGAGTGGTGAAGTACGCAAGCTGCAGGACAAGATTGCTAAGTTAAACGAGCAAGTCGAAGCATCTGAGGTCAAGAGTGCAGAACAGAAGCAACTAACAGAGTCAGTAGAGCGCAAGCTAAGTGCAGTATCAGATCGCGTTAATCGTGATAAGAAACTGAACGAACTATTGTCTCCATTGGGCAAGAAGGAACGTGCTGTAATGGGTGAGTTGCTACAGACAGTAAAGACAGAAAAATTGGATGAAGGATTCAAGAAATATATTCCAGCAGTCCTAAACGAAGACACACGCACACCAAGCAAGAAACGCAGCACACTGAAGGAATCAGTAAGGACTGTAAAAGAAGGTAATAAGAGGGTATCTATTGCCCAAACAGAAGAGGATAAAGAAACCCTCGCAGAAATCAAGCAGATGCAACGCGCTGCTGGAATTCTAGTTAAATAAACTATAAGTAAGGAGAAAGATAATGGCCGATAAGCTATTTGAAAGTAAATGGGCAGCGACAAAGGAAGCACTTCTAGAAGGTCTTTCAGGTTCTCGTCGTGAATCCCTTGGCGTGGTTCTTGAGAATACACGCAAACAGCAACTTCGCGAAACCGCTACAGCGGGTGGCACAGGTGCTGGCAACATTGCAACATTGAACAAGGTTATGCTACCTCTGATTCGTCGTGTAATGCCAACTGTTATTGCTAACGAGATTCTAGGCGTACAGCCTATGACGGGTCCTGTGGGTCAAATCCACACGCTTCGTGTTCGTTATGCTGATTCAGCAGGCGGTGTCACAGCGGGTACAGAAGCACTTGGCCCGTTTGATCTAGCACGCGGTTACGCAGGTGATGAAGCAGTACCACCAGGCGGAGCAGCAGCGGGAACAGCAGCACTTGAAGGCGCAGCTGGTAACCGTCTATCCATCCAGATCCTCAAAGAGACAGTAGAAGCTCGCACACGTAAGCTATCTGCTCGTTGGACTTTTGAGGCAGCGCAGGATGCACAGTCAGTTCATGGAATTGATATTGAAGCAGAAATCATGCAGGCACTAGCTCAAGAGATTACTGTTGAAATTGACCAAGAGTTGATTAACAACCTACGCGCACTAGCTGGGCCGGTCGGCGCAACATACGACCAAACAGCAGTATCTGGTACAGCAACATATGTTGGTGATGAACATGCAGCACTAGCTGTACTAATCAACCAGCAAGCTAACCTAGTAGCAGCACGTACACGACGTGGCGCAGCAAACTGGGCAGTTGTATCTCCGCAGGCTCTAACGATCCTACAGAGTGCTACAACTTCTTCGTTCGCACGTACTACAGAAGGTACATTCGAAGCACCAACAAACACAAAGTTTGTAGGTACATTGAATAACAGCATGAAGGTTTACTCCGATCAGTACCAGGCTGACAACAGCCCAGTTCTAATTGGTTACAAAGGCCCAACAGAGACAGATGCAGCGGCGTTCTATTGCCCTTACATCCCTCTAATGAGTACTGGACCAGTAATGGATCCAACTACTTTCGAGCCAGTAGTAAGCTTTATGACTCGTTACGGCTACCAAGAGCTATCTAACACAGCTAACTCTCTAGGTAACGCAGCAGACTATCTTGCACAAATCGGTATCACCGACGTAACATTCTTCTAAAAAAGAATTTACAACTAAGATAAAATCGAAAGGGTCTTTTAGACCCTTTCTTTTTGCCTGTGTGGAAAGTTTTCCGATTTAATGATAAATACATGCATAACAGCAACAGGTGACACATGACTAATCAAGAAAAACTAGACGCATTTCAAGCTAAAATAGATAATTTTATCAATAGTAATCATTCTGGTGATAGACGCGGCGCCGCAGTTGAACACTGAGTTTGGTGCTAGATTAACTGCCATAAACGAGAGATAATAAATGTCTAAAAGAATAACAGTACAAGACGGCAACTTAGAATTTGACATTGTTACAGGTGCAATATCGTTTCCGTCTGAAACTCGCGATTTAGATTTTGTAGGTGAATCTGGTACTATTGCAACATTCCATGATGTAATAATTACAACAGATGCAGCTACACTACAAATTACTGAAGCTGGAACCTGGGATACAATAACACGCACTGGTGGTGCGTCTGATTTTCTCGCTGAAGGATTCTACTCTGGACAAGTAATTACTATTGGTGGTTCAGGAACTACTAATGATGGCGTATATGAAATTGCTAACGATGGTGTTACCGCACTAGTAATTACTGTAGAATGGTTCTATGATCTTGTTGATGAAGGACCAAGTGGATCGTTAACATTGACAGGTAGCGATAAGTATTTTGAACTTAGCGAGGACTCAAAATTAAAACTTACGAGTTGGGAAGACCCAACACTTTATGGTACATTTGAAACGACAGGAGGTGGTCATCTTCAAATAAGAATGTCAGATCCTGACCCACTCGGTGGCAGCATATTTGCATACGGTGGTGGACACATAGGTGTTCTCGATAATCTTAATACTGTTTCAAATCCTCCAGCAGATACAGACGTAGCCGAATCCACAGTAGGAGGCTGGTCAGAAGCGGCCAACATGGACATGTTAGTCAGTAACTTTGTTCCTGGTTCTGCTCTCGGTGGATGGATTGTTGATCCACCTGATCTAGTTTATCGCCGCATATTTGAAGGTGATTATACAACAGGCATGCACCTATACTGGCCTACTACAAATGCAATTGCATTATCTACGGATGTTGCAGGTGTATACTCACCACTTGGTTCTGTATACTTAGCAGAGAAAACAACCCCAGGAGCAGACACAGCAACGCGCGGCCAACTTTGGGTTCGTAATGATAACCCACAAACATTAATGTTTACTGATGGTGATAGCACAGACTTTACTGTTGCTGGCGCATTATCAGGTGCGGTCAGTGCAACAGGAACTCCACTCAATAATGAAATAGCAGTATTTGTAGACGGCATCAATAATGAAATAGCAGTATTTGTAGACGGCACAACAATTGACAGTGATTCTACGTTTACATGGGATGGTTCAACACTAGCATCCACAGGCACAATAGCACTAGCTGGTGGTAGTGTAAGCGCAGCCGCATACAGCTTCGCTAGTGACAGCAACACGGGCGTCTACAGTGATGGGGCTGGTCTTGTTGGCATCACGGCTGATAGTCAGTTTGCTATAAAGTGGGTAGAAACTGGTGGACAGATAGCATATGACGTTCATACCGCAGGTGGCGCGAGTGCAAACGCTAATCAGTCGCAGGGTGACACCCCTATCGAACGCTCATACACTATCTTCACGGTTGTAGCCACCGAAGGTGACGCAGTAACGTTACCAGCAGTATTCGCCCTAGGCAGAGTAGTCCACTTTAAAAACGATCATGCTACGAACGGTATGCAAATATTCCCCGCGTTAGGCGACACGATTACGGGTGAGGCTGTGAATGTTCCAATAACATTAGCTGCTGATTCATGGATAACATTCATCGGTACTTCAGCCAACTCGGTTTGGGGCACACTTTCTAGAGGCATCGGCGTGCCTATTCTGCGGAACGCAACAGTACAAACAACAACAGCAGCGGTTGAAGAAATTATTAGTGTTGCAATAGCATCGGGTGATGCACAAGGCTTTGAAATCCATTGCGTGGGAACAGAAGATGCTACAGGCGATACAGTATTTGAAAGAATATTCGGTGCAATACGTAATCAAGGCGGCACAACAGCACTAGTCGGCAGTACGATTATTGATCGTACAGACGATGCAGGTGCAACTACCTGGGTAATATCAGTAGAAGCAGATGATGCAGGTGATGCACTAACAGTTGATGTAACTGGCGAAGGCTCACACACAATTGATTGGAAAGTTAGAGTAGAAATGCTACTAGCATAACGGAGAAAGAGATTGACTATAGATTTTAATGCAAGAACAGGCATCATTACTGCAACTAGTTTTAGTGGTTTAGTAACAGGTAACGCTGATACTGCAACCGCACTAGATACTGGTCGTACTATTGGTATGACAGGTGATGTTGTTTGGACTAGTGCATCTTTTGATGGCACAGGTAATGTTACAGGTACATCGGTAATACAATCTGACTCTGTAGATATGGATATGATTGTTGACATTGCAACAGACACTTTCTTAGGTCGTGTTACAGCAGCAACAGGTACAGTCGAAGTACTAACAAATGCACAAGCAAAGACAGCACTTGATCTAACAGGTACAAACTCAGGCGATCAAACTATTACACTAACTGGTGATGTAGGTGGTACTGGTACTGGATCATTTGCAGCTACAATTGCTGCCGATGCAGTAACGATGGACAAGATTGTTGACATTGCAACTGATACATTCTTAGGTAGAGTAACAGCAGCAACAGGTACAGTCGAAGTACTAACAAATGCACAAGCAAAGACAGCACTTGATCTAACAGGTACAAACTCAGGCGATCAGACAAGTATTGTTGGTATTACAGGCACGAAAGCACAGTTTGATACAACAGTTACAGATGGAAATATTCTCTACGTAGGTGATGTAACATCTAACGCAACGCACACAGGACAAGTAACTGGCGCAACTGCATTAGCACTAGATGTTACAGCAGTTACAGCACAACCAGCAAGCGGAGTAATCGTTGGTACTGATACAATCATAATCAATGATGGTGGTGTATTATCTGAGGCTACAATGGATCAGGTAAAAACGTTTGCAGGAGGCGGCTCTGGTACAGTAACAGCATCTGGCTCACCACTCAATAACGAAGTTGCTGTATTTGCTACAGCCACAGACATCAACAGCGATTCTACGTTTACGTGGGATGGCACAACGATGTTTGCTACGAATGTAACTGGCACGAACATTGGCGGTATTACATCAGGGAGCTTAGTAGATAAGGCAGCAGGAGAAACAATCACTGGCGTATGGCGACACGAAGTTGATGATGCTGCAACAGCAGCACTTGTAACTGTATTAGAAATTAGTGCAACTAGTACTGGCACACCAGCAGTAGGATTTGGTCCTTCAATAGATTTCTATGCAGAAGTAACAGCAGGATCTCCAGGTGGTCAAGAACTTGCAGGTAAGATTGCTGTAGAAATGACTGACTTAACAGTAGACACAGAATATTCTGAAATTGTATTTTACACGATGGATGTTGGCGGCGCTGCAGAACAGCGACTTGCTATTGGTGGAACCCCAGGCGGCGCAACAATATTAACTGGTAGTAATGCTGTATCACTATTCGCTGGTGCAAATGAAGTAATATCAGGAGGTGCCCAAACAGAACTTTTTTACTCTGGAACTAAACGATTCGGAACAGCAGTTGGAGGCGACGTTCAGGTGTTCTCCGATGGAAATACTAGTACTGAAGGTAGAGCAATAAATTATTCTTATCAGAATGGAACGTCAGCAGCCGAATTAGGATTTCGTGCTACAGCTAGATTCGATATTCACAATAATATTAATGCTGGTGGAATACTAATCACAGCAGACGATACAGGTGACACAGCACGAACTATTCTAGATGGCGACCCAGATGCAGCTACAATATTGCGTGGCGACACGAACTTAGAATTACAGGTTGAAGCTGGTGAAACAGCATTATTAGCAAACGCAAGCGGCACAACACAACTATACTACAACAATATAAAAAGATTCGACGTAAGTTCGGCGGGCGCAATGACTCTATTCAGTGACACTAATACTGATACAGAAGTTCGCGTACTTAACTTTGATCGACAAGACGGTACGCAACGTGCAGCAGTAGGTTATACAGCAGCAGGCGCAGTATTTTATATTAGAAACCAAATACATGGAGCAGCAGTTTCTATTACGGCTGAAGACGTAGGCGGTGCAACTCGTCCATTACTTTATGGTGATCCAGATGCAGCAACATCTATCACTGGCGACACTGATATTCAACTATGGAACTCTGCAGGTGTTGATTTAGTAGTTAAAGGCTTCGACGGAGCGCGCACAGGGATATATCACAATGGTACTGAGAAGATTCGCACTGTATTACATACAGCAGCAGATCAAATCTCTGGTGCAGAAATGGTTGATGCGGAAGG